AATAATCCAGTTTCTTTTGCTGATTATTTCCCCTCTTATCCCTCAATTGATGGCAAAAAGGTTGCTATCAGAATCTGTGAACCTGTAAACGATGCTAAGGCATGGTATCCAGCAGGGGTTGAAACATTCAATACCTTTGTCGATAATTTTAAGGTTACGACTTTTCGGACGAAGTCTGAGTTTCAAGACCTGATAAATTCTGACAATTACGAATCCCCAAAAAAACTAAGTAGCTCAAATGGATTTAAATAACATAAAAATAGATAAAAACATATTATTAGCGTCAGTATGTCAAGATAGTTTTTATAGATTTGTTCAAGAATCAAAAAAACGCAGAGCGTGTTTTTGCAGGACTACCAAAGGAAGCTGATATAGTTATCAATATTCCACCAGGTACTACTAAAAGTACTATTGTAAGTATAATGTACCCAGCTTGGATTTGGACTAGAATGCCACATGCTAAAATAATTAGTGGTGCGTATGCTCACCCGTTAGCTTTGGAATTTTCCCGTAAATCAAGATTAATTATACAATCCAGCAAATATTTAAAATTGTTCCCACACGTTGTACTAAGTATGGACCAAAATACTAAAACATATTATGTGAATACAGCAGGTGGTAGTAGAAAAGCTGTTGGTACTAATGGTGCTATTGGATTTCACGCTCATTTTTTATTGGTTGATGATCCATTAGACCCCCAAGAAATATCATCCGATTTAGTATTGGCATCTGCCAATACTTGGATGTTTGAGACACTAACTAGTCGTAAAATTGATAAAAATATTTCATTAACAATATTGGTTATGCAGAGGTTACACGAAAATGACCCAACGGGGTACTGGTTGGATTTGATTAAACAAACCCCAAGTATGCGGGTAAAACATATCTGTTTACCCGCTAAATTACCTGAGAATAATAGTCCAAGTGATATAAAAGTATTACCAGTAAATCTTACAAAATATTATCAAAATGGTTATTTAGATAACAGACGATTAAATCAAGATAGTTTGGATGAGGCTTATATTAAATTAGGTTCTTTTACATATTCTTGTCAGTTTGACCAATCGCCAATTCCTAGGGGTGGTAGTTTATTTAAAACAAGTATGATAGAAGTAGTATCCCCACCATTAAAATTTATAAAAACTGTTAGATATTGGGATAAAGCAGGCACTAAAAACGCAGGTTGTAAAACAGCTGGTGTAAAGATGGGTAAAGATGCAGATGGCTATATTTGGATACTAGATGTTGTTTTAGGGCAATGGGGGGCGTATGAAAGAGAACGCATTATAAAACAAACCGCTGAAATGGATGGTAAATCTACAATAATAGGAATAGAACAAGAGCCAGGTAGTGGTGGTTTAGAATCCGCACAAAATACTGTGAGAAATTTAAGTGGGTTTAATATAGTGGTAGATATTCCAAAAGGTGATAAATTATTAAGAGCTGATCCTTTTGCTGTGCAAGTAAACGGTGGTAATGTTAAAATGGCTAGAGGTAGTTGGAATTTAGAGTACATAAATGAACTTAGATACTTTCCAGCGTCTAAATATAAAGACCAAGTAGATGCTACAAGTGGTGCTTTTGCGATAGTAAATAAAAGAACCAAAAGAGCTGGTGGTCTTTGGTAAAAACTAATATAAGGATGTTACAATGAGTATACGTAGTTTTATAAATAATGCTGTAGGTAATATTATGACTAGGGCCATGCTAGCAGCGGGCTTTGAGGAGCGGCATGATATTAACAAAGAATGTGGATACCCAAACACTATTAATATTGATGATTACTATACTATGTACAAACGAAATGGCATAGGAACAAGGGTTGTTAATATTATGCCTGATGAATGCTGGCAATACCTACCCAGTATTGTCTCACCATCACCTGCATTTAGTGCCACATTTTCAATACTTGAAAATGATTTAAAATTATGGCACTATTTGTATAGAATAGACAAGCTAAGTGGTATTGGGAGATTTGGTATATTAGTTTTAGGTGTAGATGATGGTAAAACTTTAGATAAACCCATAGTAACTAGTAAGAAATTAAATCTAAAATACATAAGAGCATATTCTGAAAAACAGGTACGAATACAAACAATAGAGACAGATTCTAAGAATGTACGATATGGTTTACCTGTTTTATATTCTGTTAGTTTCGCCAATACTAGTGATGATAGCGGTGCTACAGTAACAACTTCTGTACATTGGACGAGGGTTGTACATATTGCAGATGAAAGAGAATCATCCGAGGTGTATGGCACACCAAGAATGGAAAATGTTTGGAATCGTTTATTAGATATACGTAAAATAGTGGGGTCTAGTGGTGAAATGTTTTGGAATGGGGGGTTCCCTGGATATGCTTTTGAATCAGACGGTGAGACTGAAATAGATATACCATCTACAAAAGAACAGGTCGAAAAACATTTTGGGGGCTTACAGCGGTATATGGCTTTAGAGGGTATTAAAGTTAGGAGTTTAGAACAGCAAATTGCAGATCCTACTAATTCATTTAGTGTTCAAATTTCTTCTATTGCAATTGCTAAAGGAATCCCAAAAAGAATCTTTTTGGGATCTGAGCAAGCACAATTATCCAGTGTACAAGATACAAGACGCTGGAATGGCAGGTTGATTAAAAGACAATCAGAATATATAACCCCACTGGTCATAAAAAATTGTGTAGAACGCTTAATTGCTATAAATGTGCTACCAAAAGCAGAATACCAAATAACATGGCCCGATATAAACACAGTATCTGACATAGAAAAAGCAGAGTGTGCTGATAAATGGGCTATGGCTGTTAGTACATATATTCAAGGTGATGTACATTTACTTATACCACCCACACAATTTTTTACTATTCTTGGTAATCTACCCGTAAGTGAGGTTGATAATTTATTAAATGATGGTGAATTTAAAGAAGAAATGGGCAAAATAGATGAAATTGAAAACCAAACTAGCACTAGACCCGTCAAGGACGGGTCTAGTCCGACAAAAACTACAGAATAAATTAGATACTATTCAAGTAGAATTAGACAATTCTTATGCTGATTTTATAGATGAAAATATCCCAAAAGATAGAGTACTAACTTCTACTGAAATTTTGGCAATTATTCTATTATTTCATAGCTTTTATAAAAAAGATATGGAGAAGCTTACTAATTACACTACTAAAACAGGTGTTAGTTGGGTAACACCAAGTCTTATTAGTAGTTATAAGAAAGGCATTACAAGAGGTGCTTCACAAGTTGCCAAAATATCACCTTTATACACACCAAAACCAAATTTTGTACAAACTGCCTTAAAAACTCAATTTTCTTTACAAAAAATTGAGTTACTTAATGTGCAAGCATTGGATAGTATAGCAAGATTTAACACCACTGTTGAATCCAAATTAGCACAAAAATTAGAACAATCATTATTAGCTCAAAAAAGTATTACAGCTATTAAGAAAGAATCCACATTAGTTATAAATAGTAATATGAATACACGTTTAAGGGTATTAGCTGAAACAAGTCCCGTAGATGCCCAATCTACAGGACAATTATTTGCTTATGAATTACTAGAAATTAAAAATGTATCTGGTATGGCTGAAATACTAACTGCTGGTGATGATAATGTCTGTTCTGAATGTGCTGATTTAGAAAATCAAGTATATACCATAACGGAAGCTATGGGTATTATACCCGTACATGCCCGTTGTAGGTGTGCTTGGAGACCTATATTAACTTAAGGAGTTACACAAAATGTTTAAAGTCATGCTTGCCCCAAATCAAATCCCAACAAAAAACGATGATATTACTTTTCCAAAATATGCATCATTAAAAAGAAATGGGGTCAGATGTTTACTATTTCCTATAAATTGTAATGGTGGTTGTTTTCCTGATATAGTAAATAAACCTATTTCCAGAACTGCTAAGGAAATCCCTAATACGAATTTCCAAAAATATATTAAACCAGTTATCCAATGGTGTACAGATAATCAAGTAATATTAGATGGTGAAATATATTCACCATCTTTAAACGCAAAAGGATTAAATACACATATTTCTGTTTTAATGTCTGGTAGGGGTAAAGGAATTTCTAAAGAAATTCCAAACGATATGCAATTACATGTTTTTGATATGATAAAAGTGGGTGATTGGCAAAATAAAACAACACCACCTTATCAGGAAAGATACAAGCTTTTATGTGATATGTTACAAACTGTAAAAGGTACTTCTCCTGTATTATCACAAGTATTTGTTCTTAAACAAATACTTGTACAAGAATGGAAACATGTTGAGGTACTAGCTAAAAGGGCTTGGAGTATTGGTGAAGAGGGTGTTATGCTACGCTCCCCATTTACACAATACAAACATGGTAGATGTAGTTTTAAACAAAATGATTTACTTAAAATAAAATCTTTTCGCACTTTTGATGGTGTAGTTATTGAAATAAAACAAGGACAAGGGGTTTCCAAAGATGCGATTAGAGAACGAGACACTTTTAATAGACTTAAAACTGTCCTTAAAAAAGAGGATAAAGTATTTAAAAATACAATGGGTGCTATATTGGTGCAAATTCTTGATAAAGAATTTGCTGGAGTTACTATTAAAGTTGGCACAGGGTTTAATATAGGTGGCAAGGATAAAATGAAAGATAGGAATTATATCTGGGAACATAAAGAAGATTTTATTGGAAAAGTACTAGAATTTAAAGCCACTACTTGTGGTATTAAGAACAAACCCTTATTACCAGTTTTTATACGTTGGCGTGTTGATAGGGATTAAAACGCAAAAATTAAGGCATAAGATAGTATAGTATAGTATAAACTTTAGTACAAATATAAGGTAGTATCTTATGAACAAAAGAATAAAAAAGAAAAAATCAAAATTAATACATAATTCAAAAAATAGCACCAAATCTTCTAATTTGGTGCATTTGTCTGTAAATACATGTGGTGTTGTCCGCAATGAGACTTTAGAAAATAGGGAATATACTGTAGTTCCTATGGTTATGCTGGTTGAGGGTGTTTTAAATGGCTCTAGTGGTGCTTTACTATACCCAGAAGAGGAACTATCTAAAGCACCCCTTAGTTGGAACATGAAACCCGTTGTTGTTAGGCATCCTGTTATGAATGGACATGCTGTTAGTGCTACTCTTCCAGAAGTTATAGAATCATACAAAATTGGTATGATTATGAATACTACCTATTTTGATAAAAAATTAAGAGCGGAGGCATGGTTAGAGAAAGAGCGTTTAGGTATAGTTGATAATGGTGTAATACAACAAGCTATTGACAATAACCAAATACTTGAACTATCTACAGGTGTTTTTACTGAAAATGAGGATACTTCTGGCAGTTTTAATGGTGTTACTTATAACGCAATAGCTCGTAATTACAGACCAGACCACTTAGCCATACTTCCTGATGAAATAGGTGCTTGTAGTGTTGCGGATGGTGCTGGTTTTCTACGCATAAATACTAGTAAGAGTGGTTCTTTACAACAAAAACAAGAACTAGCTGAGTTTTTAGGTGTTTTTAATAATGTGGCATACCAAGATAGACGCACACATTTAAGAACACTATTAAAAGCAGAATTAAGCACGGATACATGGATATATATTGAAGATATTTTTACAGACTATATTGTGTTTGAATATGACGATATTATGTATAAAAGAACCTATAATCTTGTTAATGATGTACCTGTTCTTACAGGTGTTAATACCAAAGTAATGAGGAAAGTAAGTTATATTGATGTAACAGAACCCCTGCAAAACAACAATAATAAGGAAACAATAAAAATGGATAAAACCAAATTAGTTGAATCTTTGATAGCTAATTCTGTTACATCTTTCACAGAAGATGACACAGAAATGCTGATGAAGATGGATGAAAAAGTATTGCAAAAGATGATACCTAAAGTAGAACCTATTGTTAATACTAAAGTAGAACCCACTACAGAAACTAAAACAACTGTAGAAAAGGTCAAAGATGCCACAGCAAAATTACCAGAAGATGTTCAAGCATTTATTAACAATGGTATGAATGCACTAAAGAAACAAAAACAAACTTTAGTAGATATTATAGTAGCAAATGCTGATAACAAACTTTCTAAAGATACTTTAGAAAGTTTGGATGTAGATGCCCTGCAAAATATATCAGATATGCTAACTCCTATATCTACTACAGATTTTAGCGGGTGTGGTAATCCTATTACTAATACTAATACAGGCACTAAAATTGAACCATTAGTATCCCCTGTATGGAAATTTGAAAAGGAAAATAAATAATGGCTACAACAATACCTAAAAAAATAATGTTACAAGGCCCTTACGAAATTAAGGACAGCTTTAAATGTGCTGTATCAGTTACACCTGGATTAGCTTTGGCAATCAAAGCAGGTGGAACAGCTGAAAATGAATTACAAATTACCGCTCAAGGTGGTACTGGTGCTGTTAATTTTGTACCATTTATTGTGCTTGCAGATACATTGCAAGGTAAAACCACCGCTGATGCCTATACAGCTGGTGATGCTATACGAACTGCAATACCACAACGTGGTGCTAAATTATGGGTACAATTAGACCCGGGTGATGCCATTACTAAAGGTGCTTGTGTTAAGCAAGTGGGTAATGCTAAATTTGCCAAATCAACAGCGGATGCTAATAATATGGCAGTTGTTCTTGAAGCGTGTGCCGAAGACGACACATGGGCAAAAGTGATGTGGATTTAAGAAAGGAATAATAATTATGCCTACAGATTTTATAACAAATAACACAGCAAGCGGAACAGTGGCTGAAAAATTACTTGCCAGTAATTTTAGCCCTAATGCACTACGTCCTTATATAGGTTTAGATGGTGCATCATATATTACAGTTAATAAGAAGGGGGATACCCCTGTTGCATTGCGAACTAATGCAGTAGCAACGTTAAGAAAAGATGAATGGATTGAAATAGATAAAGTGGTTGTAAAGGCTGGAATGGCTCGTTTAAAAGCTGTAAAAGATTTACAAGCTCGTGGACTTGTTCACAATCTTAGAAATGGTATGGGTACAACCATATTCCAAAGTCAAACAATGAGTAATGCAGACCCTGCTTCTGTAACGATGGATGGTGTAGAACGTGCTGATGAAGATAGGCAACTATTTAAGCTAGATAACCTACCTATTCCTATTATCCACAAGGATTTTTCATTCTCAGCCCGTGAAATCCAACAGTCTCGTAATGGTGGACAAGCCTTAGACCTGTCTCTTGCAGAAAGTGCCGCTATGCAAGTAGCAACATCTGCTGAACAGTTACTAATAGGTAATAGTACAATACCATTCAACTTCGGTGGTGGTCATGTGTACGGTTACACAAACTTCCCAAATAGAATAACAGCCACAATACAAAATCCTACTAGTAGTACATGGTTACCAAATAAAACTATTACTGATGTATTAGGCATGTTACAATCATCCGCTAATGCATTTCATTATGGACCATTCGCATTGTACTATGGCCCTGCATGGTCTCGTTATATGAATGGTGATTACAAAGATAACGGCGATGCCACATTGCGAGACCGTTTGGCACGTATTGACAGTATTACCAATGTTACACAATTAGACCATTTAACGGGGTACGACTTGGTAGTAGTACAAATGACATCTGATGTTGTTAGAGAGATTATTGCTATGCAAATGACTACTTTACAATGGGCTACAGAGGGTGGACTTAAGCAAAATTATAAAGTTATGGCTATCTTAGTGCCACAACTTCGTGCGGATTATAATGGTAACACTGGTATTGTACATGGTACAGTAGCATAAAAGAAAGGATAATAAGTATGAAAATTCAAATTATACAAGGTCGTCATTGGACGGGTTCTGAATTGGTTAG